AAATAGCCTTATCTAAGTCCTGGATATTTGCATCTTTGTGATCTGCTCTCCAGATATACTTGATAGCTGCCGCTTTGCAGTAACCAATAAACTGTTCAAAAGTTAAAGCTGATTCTATTGCATCTATACACTCAATAGAGCCTTTCTTATAATGTGGGGGGTGGTTTACATTATCTGTCATGAATTTACCCATAATTTTTGTAGTTTTTCATTTATTGTTTGTAAAGATGCTAAAGGTATTAAAGCTCCTACTAAAAGATTATATTCTTTATCTTTTAAACAAGCTTGCAACCAATCTTCATTTAGTGACTCATATTGATCAATTGCATTAGCAACTTCATTTATAATTTCATTTATTTGCTCTTTTTCATTTATATTCATTTTGTTTCTCCAAAATACTAAGTGCTATTTTTTGACATGCTTTTAAACTTTTTGCTTGTTGGTCTGCAAATTTTTTAAAAGTAGCCCATTTATGTATATACCCTGTATATTTTTTTGCTAAGTTTTTATAAATAATTACTTCTCCGAAACCTTGATTTGCGTAAGACTTAACTTCTTTTTTAAGTATTTTTCTTGCTTTTATCAAATCTTCCGCTTCAATCATTTTGTTTCTCCCAATACTTCCTCATAATGTAGGTTAATAAGTTTTTTTACAATCTCACCAGTAGTCACTCTACGCCTAGCTTCCTTAGAATAAAGGTGTCTAAGTGCAGTTAGGTTGCCATTTGTTGTTGGATCAACCTTAAAAGTTACTAATTGGGTGTTCTTACCGCTATCAAATTTAAGTTTCATTTTGTTCCTCTCTATAAAAATTACCAGTATCTAACTCAACAACATTAGGGCTGTTATATATCGTTGGTGTTTGACCAGCTAAGACTTTGTTATATGACTCCAGGTAGTCGCTTAGAAAGTTCCAACCTATCTCCATATCAGTATGGTTCATCTTGAATACTTTACTAGCATAAGGTGTTTTCTTTTCCTGTGCTACAAACACAAAGTCATGCACCTGGAAACCAGCACGTTCAAAGCCTCGCTTATACCATGCGGCTTGTAGATCATACGAGAACCGCCTTACCGAATTGGTAAAACCCCTGACGGAACAATCACTCGTTGTTTTATAATCTACAAGCACTATGGCATTTTCCCCATGTGGTTTATCAAATGGATTGATAATTACATCTGCACGTGTTTTACACAGCAAACCTTGTTCATACCAGTACAAAGTTACTTCGTAGGGTGAATCAAAAGCACCAGGATACTCATTTTCTGGATTTAGATAAGCTCTCGCTTCCGTTATTAAGCTGTTTTTCATGCTATAAATGGTATCTCGTTCTTTTTCATTGATCACAGACAGACCTTTTGCAAGGCTTTCTTGTTTCAATGCTTTATTAGTATTGGTATATGGCGATCCAGTTATGGTTACAACATCACTAAAAAACGCACCCTCTCCCTCTACAATCAAAGAATGTGCAGCAGATCCAAAGTTAAGTGCTGGTGTCTGCTCTATAACTTCTTCTAATGCATGTAACTGACTCTGACTAAATCTTCGTATATTAGATGAAGATATGCCTGGGCCATTGTGATAGAAGTGATTATCCATCTTTGGAAAGTAAAACGCATCACCTACTACCTTATGTGGTATGTCTTCTAACATATCTGGTAGATTCATGATAACTCCTGTGTTTTTGTTACAGTTTTAGAAGCCTCTCTTACAAGTTTTCTACCTTCTCTAACGTTTGGTGCACAATCTATAGCCATTTGGGTAAAGAAAGATATGCCGAACCAAACTAATTCTGGCACTCCTAAGTTTTGTGCGTTTTCTGTTGCTTCTAACAGATCTTCGTATAAACGTTGACGCATTTTATCTGGATTATTTGTTTTACTCACGATGCCTCCCTATCATTAATATTAAGTTTATCTAGTTCTTCTTGCAGATCTTTTACTGCAACTCCTATTGACCAGATAAGATAATTAATTTTATCTCTGGCTAATTCATCTTGTATGTCCTGTCTGGACTTTGGTTGTGTGAGAGATATCATTTCATCAATAATATCAGACACAATTGATTTTGGTTTTGGTTTATCCATAACACTTCTCCTTATATATATGTTGGTATATTAACATAAATTTATGTATAATGTCTACTATGCGTAACAAAAGGAGTGAATAATATGAGTAGAAGTGGAGATTTATATATGATGTCTAGGCTTTCTTATGAACAAGCAATGGATGATTACCACAATAAAAAATCCCATTCGTTAGTGGAATCTTATAAAAAATATTACAAAGAAAACGTAGGTATGGAGTGTTGTGATCCACAGGGTGATCTAATTAATTTTTATGACGAGGATAATAGCCAGGAGTCTATAATATGATAGAGTTCTTTTTCTGGTTTTGTATAGCTGTGTTTGTTATACCAGCTATATTTATCGTAGTGTCAGACTTTTTTAAATGAAAGTATTAAGTTTGTTTGACGGTATGGCTTGTGGTCGTATCGCATTAGAACAATTAGGCATACCAGTAGAAAAGTATTATGCAAGTGAAATAGATAAATACGCTATACAAGTAGCCCAAGCTAACTATCCAGACATAATACAAGTCGGTGATGTATCTAATTTAGATCCAAAAGATTACATGGATGTAGATCTTATACAAGGTGGTTCGCCGTGCCAGGGATTTAGTATGGCAGGAAAGCAATTAGCATTTGATGATCCTAGATCTGCATTATTTTTTGAATTTATACGTTTGCTAAAAGCTATCAAACCAAAATACTTTTTATTAGAAAATGTAAAAATGAAAAAAGAGTTTTTACAAATTATATCTGAACAAGTATCTGAGTGTTATCCAGAGATACTTTTTGGTATTGAGCCTATTTTTATAAATAGTTCGCTTCTAAGTGCTCAATCTAGGCAAAGATACTATTGGACTAACATACCAGGAATTAAACAACCAGAGGATAGAGGCATAGTTTTAAAAGACATATTAGAAGATAACTTTGAAAGCGATAGAGATAAAAGCTATTGTATTGACGCTAATTATTCAAAAACTGGTGCAAAACCACATCATTACAAGGATAAATATCGTAGGCAATTGGTAAATAAGCCTATAAAAGTAGGCATGAATGTTGAAGAAGTTAAGATAAGAAAGCATGAGGTAGACGAAAAAGCATTACAAAAACTGCTTAGATCTGCAAAAAAAGAAAGTAAAAAGACAATAAAAGATATAGCAAAAGAATGTAATGTGCCTTTAACCAAGGCTGAACATTGGTTTAGGACTGACAGCAGTTTTGCTATACCTAAAGATACAGTGTGGATAAAGCTTAAATTTGTGTTAGGTATAACAACAAACAAATTTGACAAAGCATTATTAGAGTTTGAGTACAGAGATGGTGTCTTTGAAAGCACTCAAAGAGTTTATAGCGATCAAGGTAAATCACCTACACTCACTGCATCAAATAAAGAGCAAATGATTGAAACAAAGCCTAAACAAGTAGGCGTTGCAGTAGATATAAAAGGACATGATCAAATCAAAAGAGTGTACAGTCCAGAGGGCAAGTCACCCACAGTAACAACCTGTGGTGGTGGTCATAGAGAGCCAAAGGTAATAACTGGTGGGGCTTTCCGTGGTAGAGCTTACGATAAATATGGTAAACGTATGGATAAAGATGGCGTATCGGTAGCAAATAAAACAAAACAGATGCTCGAACTTAGACAAGATAGTAAATCAAACGCTATAACAACGGTTGGCAAAGATAGTGTTGTAGTTGAAAAATCGCATCCGATAAAAGCTAATTACTACAAATCATCACGAGCAAACTTTGAAAATGATACAAAAAAAGGTGGTAAGTTTTCAGCCACAGGTGTGCAACAAGAAGATCTTACCTGGCGTAAGCTCACGCCTTTAGAATGTATGCGACTTCAGACAGTGCCAGACGATTATCTAATGCCTGTATCAAATTCACAAAAATATAAACTTTTAGGCAACGGCTGGACTATAGAAGTTATAAAGCATATATACAAAAATATGGATGTAACATGAAAGTAAAAAAGTGTGTAAAGTGTAAAAACACCTATAGATTAGACTTTTTTAGGACTAGACAAGTCAAATACGTGGTAGAACACATTGATATTTGTAAAGATTGTGACAATGCAAATTATCGTGTTATGATGCGATATGCTAAAGATTGTAGAAATAAAGCATAAACAAGGCAAACCTACGTTACCAGAGTTAATAAACAGATTAGATTGTATGTTTGATAACATGGTTTATCGTGGCGAAGATAGGCTAAATGTTGTCTTGGCTAGTTTAAGTTTTTGTATATCTCAGCTCAATGTAGAGTTTGGTGATAAAGAAGTTATAAAGCTAGTTCAAGAACT